TTTTTAGAACCTTTGGGTCTTCCACGTTTAACAGATGCCTTCTGTTCCGTGGACTTGTCCATCAACAACGACCACCAATAAGAGAGCGATAACCATTTCATTTTGTCAATCCTTTTGCCTTTTCTACCGTTCTTAGCCCACCAATTCCGAGCATGCCTCCCAAGACTGTAAGAAGTGTACCCATATCAAATTCAGGTAAATCAGGTAGATCTACCCCAGAGGCTGTTAAAACAAAAACTAATAGGGGTTGAAGCACGAAGTGGTATCCAAACGCGATGGCGCATATCCACCCAACCGCTGGCCTCCACCCGCCCTTGAACAAACTGCCAGAGGCCGCTTCAGCCTTGTTGATCTCTAACTGAGCAAGCAACGCCTGCTGGGCATGGGTATCGGACATGGTCGCTATCTCATGGGCCAGCTTGGCTTTCATGTCAGAGTCAGGGATTACCTTGTCTAAGATCCCCGACACAGGCCCAATCAAAGAAGCAATTAGGCTCATTTCTTCTTCTTCAAAACAGTCTTCAACGTCTTAGCTTGACCCGCATGTAACTTGGATGCTTTCTTCAAACCCTTTATAACTTTTTTAATTTTCTTGTCAGACATTACTTATCTCCCGATTCTTTTTCATACATTATAGACGCTTTCTTCTTATCCGCATTTGCAGAGTAAGCATTGAACCCCATGTAAGCAGCGACAACACCGGAGGCAGCGATAACATACACACTAGCTATATCTGTAATTAAAGTTGCAGCTTTGTCAAAGCCAAGAACAGAAGCAAACAAAATTATAAACGGATAGATTAGCATGCCAGCTAAAGCAAAACCCGTGAACCTACGCTCTGCATTACGCTTTAAATCTTGGTCGTGTATCTCAAGCCTACGGTCCTCGAGCGCAAGTAAATTCCATTCGCTGCGCTCAATGGTTGAGTTATTGTTTAGATCTGCCTTGTCGAACTCTGTCATTTTTGTTGCCTCGCGTAACTTATAGCAATGTGCCTATCTACAGTTATTATAACTACTTTTCCACGTTTGTCATATACAACGTAGTTTTTCCCTCTTTGTACTAGAATCACTCACCATTTACCTTGTTGATGTCCTACAAAATATATAACGCCACCTGTTATAGACAGGCTAAGACATACAACTATTGTAATAATTATTCCATTAATCAAATTATCTATAGCTTCTTTTTTTGCATAAACTAGCTCTCTTTGTTCTTTGCGTTGTTGTGCCTCAATAGCCACTATCTCTTTCCAAGCAGAAGGCCCGTACACAAAAGAGATATACTCTCTTAGCTCTTCTCGCATTTCTTTTAGTTTTTGTTTCTGCGTCCAGATATCTAGCGCAGTTGCCTGAGTGTTGGAAAACATTTTATAAAGCGGGGGCTTCTGTGCTTTCTTTTCAAGAAAGTCTATATCACTCGCTGCTTTAGCGAATTGAGAAATAGCACCAGTGAAACTAGAAATCTCCTTGCCCACCTCGCAAGCCTTTTTAATTCCCCTATATGCACTTGTGGCGAGTGCAATCGCACTGACAGGATCTAACATAGCGGTAACTCATACGGTTGACGATCTTCTGCTCTAAGAAGAACTTCTTTGTTCCGCTGCTTGTCGTTGGGCGTCAATCCGTTCACGGTTCACGTCAGTACGATCATCAGCGATTTGCTCTTGAAGTTCTAGTCTAGCAGCATCCGTAACCGCACGTTGCTCGATTTTCATCCCCTCGAGCTCTAATTTCGCTTGGTCAAGTGCTAACTTGTGTTGCGCTTCCGCTTCTTTAATTGCCAGTTCCTGCATACGAATATCTACCAGTGGATCTTTCTCCTCGGTATCACTCTTCGCAGAAAGCATCGGTACAAGCTCTTTGGTCAGTTCAGCCTCAATCTGAGCAACTCGAGCCTCAATCTGCTCCGGTGTGAACTGTTGTGGCGGAGCCTGCTGTTGCATCTGTTGTGCCGCCATCTGTTGGGCACTAGCAGGATCAATTGCACCCGCCTGCACCATAAGCTGTAACTGCTGGTTCTGCTGTTGCATCGCCGTTTCTTGCTGCATCATGTTCTCTTCATTCAACGCTTCAATCTCAGCATCCACCATCTCACGAGCCTTCATGCTAATATGTTGGAAGATGTGAGAAAACACAGCCGCCAATACAGGTGGTGCCGTTTGTAGAACCGATAGATCCAGTAGAGATAAATGCGCTTGAATGTGTGCATCATGGTCCTGTTCAGGAGATGCCTGTGGATTCTGCCCATTGATCATCGCACCATTCTCTACGGCTGGATCCTGTGGAGGAGGCGGCGGTGGAGGCGGTGGTAAGATCTCATCTATGTTTTGCACCTCTAACGCCTGATACATCCGTCGATAAGCCGCATGCAGGTTGTGCATCTGCGGGTTAGACTGAGCCAGTTGAAGCTGAGTCTGGGCCAGTGTCACACGCTGCGCCATCGAAAAGATGTTCGGATCAGAGACTGGGAGGACGTCGATCCTAGCGTCAAAGTCTTCAACCTTAACCTGTTGCGGTGCACCCGTTACTTCGTAAGGATACATCGGTGGTAGGTTTTCGGCGAAGATACGCGCCAGTAACCGGAACTCAGTCTTCTGGGCGTAGTGCAACCGTTTGTGGATTGCGGACATAACCTTCATGCCGCGTTCCAACATAGCAACCGTAGTCCCCACAGGTGTGTCTTGCCCCATGTCTGACACCGACTGATCAGCTAACGCAATGAACCTACGTCCATCGTTAACCAGTCCACCCAGCATTTGTGCCAACGTGCCCGAAGGTTCTTTGTACGGTAGCGGAACAATAGATTCCTTAATGCTACCACCGGGCGCGTCGATGTCTCTCCACTCTCCTGGCTGTAGTGGCTCATCAGAGTTGCGTACACGCACTCCACGGGCCTTAAAACCGGCTGGGAGGTTAGCTAGGGTTCCAGCGTCGATTAGCTGTCGTAGGATGCTTGTAGCGGCTCTACCGAGCCCACCAATCATGTGGATCAAACCAAAGCCATAAAACCCCAGACCTGGAGTAAACTTGTAGTGAACAAAATACGGACGCTTCCGGCGAAGCGGATCATCCATGGAATAGTTTCGACGAACAGAAAGTATCTGCCCAGAGGTGTGATCAATCGTAACAATGTAAGGAAGGCGGATACCAGTGGGCTCCCCCGTTTCCATGTCTATGTCTTCAAAACCTTCGATCTCCAAATCAGCGTGGATCTCAAGAATCGTCAACACATCTTCACTGTAGTTCTTTGACAAGCCCTCAAGCTCGTTTACCTTCTGGCGAACCGTATCCTCTTCAACATCATCCGAAGGCTTTAGGTCAACGTCACGGTACATTCCCGCAACCTGCATCTTACGAACTTCGTTCTCGTCCATCCGTAATACATGCGTTACTCGATTGGCCGTAGTTAAATCAGACGCTGAATACGGAACAACCAAGTCCTGCGCCGGTATAAACTTAGACACCGCCCGTTGCCGAGTCGGATCGTAGTATACTTTCTTGAATGTCGAACCACTCAACGGGAGATAATACAGAAGCTGATCCATATCCGGATCGTACTCTTCCATGACTTCCGTAATCTGGTAGTTCATAAAATCTTTTACGCGAGTAGCCTGTGCCTCCCGCTCTGGGGTCTTGGCCCCCAGTACACCAGTCTTAACTGGGCCACCCGAAGGCAATAACTCTTTGTAAGCCTGCGCTTGGAACTGTGTAACGCTTTCCGCAACCAACGGATGCGTGATTCCAGACGCACCTTGGAACGGGGTTGTGCGCTCGTCCATCTTAATGCCAAGTAAATCTAGCCCCTTGACATACGCTTCTTCCCAATCGGACCTTGATTCTAGGTCATCTTCGTACAAACCACGCAATTCAGTAGATAACTCCCCAAGGTCCCCATCATCTAGAAACTCTGCTAGGTTGGCGTCAAACGGGATCAACTCCTCTTGAGCCATCATCTCTTGTTGCATGTCCATGGGCTGTACAATCGCACCACCCATGCCATCTTCAATAACTTCTGCACCACCAGGGAACTCCATCGGCGCGTCAATAGAAATTTCTACGTCTGGGAGCCCCGCTGTGTCATCAAGGTTTAACCCCGGTGCGACCATGTTTGGTGGTAATGCCATCAGTAATATTCCCTCTTTTTGGGTCGCCAATCATCCTCGAGGTCGTCTTCCCCCACTAGAGAAATGAACCCACCTCTACGAAAACGCATCAGTGCTAACGTCATACTATCACAAAAGTCGTCGTTGTCACCATTAGGAAACGAAACTACTTCCTCAATTACATCATCCGCGAAAGATTTGTCTTCCGGTGCCCATACCATACCCGCTTCAAACAACGGTGCAACCATGTGCATTCTCGTTACCTTATCACTTCCTTTGCCCGGTGAGAAGCCCAATGCTGGAATGCCACGAAGCCGCAACTCGTCAATGAGTGGTGTACCTGTCGCTTTCGCTTCGACCAACACCATATCCGGTTCCCAATACTCGTATTCCTCAAAGGCAACCTCCTTTAATTCAGGGAAATTCCACCTCCCGCGCTGGGCATCCAACAAAACAACGTGGTCCGCGCCCCCTTCTTCAGGTTGAAACACCCCCCAAGTCGTAATCGCAGAGTAGTCAGCCGTTTGTTTCTTGGAAAACGCCGTATCATACGACTGAAGTATGTATTTGAGGGGCGGAATCTTGGGTTTGTCCCATATCTTCCACCATTCGCGCTTGATTATCGCAGATTCCGAGGATGTAGGCTG